CCGGAACACCGAGCAAAGATCATTGATCAACTTGTAAGCGTCTTCCTGAGTTTGGATGCTGACGTTGCAAGAAAACCGTGGCTCAGTGCCATTCAGCGTCAGGCCGTCAGGCACCAGCGCAGATGCATATTGACTAGCGGCAAGGAATGCCCACTTGTCGAGCGAGCTGGCGCTGATGTAGTCACCAAAGCCATAGCGCTTGCTGGTGAGCAGATCCCACAGGATCCATACGGGGTCAGTGGTCCACTGTGCTGCTTGGAAGCTGCCATTCCAAATGCCCTGATAAGCAAGCCGGCCATTCACGCCATCAACAACAGCATTAGATGGGATGCGCACCTTGATGCCACGCACCCGATACATGCGCTCGGGGATGCTGCTGAACTGCTCAGCGTTGATCTTGATGCCGACCAGTGCGCTGTTCGGGTATGCCGTCTTGGCGTAAATCAACTCGGTGTAACTGGCCCAGTAGATCTCATCGACAATGCTTTCGTTGTTGGTGCCAGATGCAGGCGCATCATCCGTAACCCTGACGACACGCACATCAACCGGCGGCGGTGTGCTCAGGTTGATCCTGTAGGTGCGTTGGTATAGGTCAGCCGTGCGGCCGGTGATCGTGTCCGTTAGAACCGTCGTGAACGGACCACCCGAATAAGAGAACTGAATCTGCAGTTCAACCGAAGCACCATCAACGTTGCCGTTGCTCCTGAAGATCTGCAGCGCTGGCACCGAAATAGTGACCCTGATGGCGTCTAGGTTGGTGTCAGATATGTTGCGTGTGACCGGAACAGCCTTGGTGACTTTGGTGTTGACCGAGACTTCTTCCTGCGTTGAAGTAAACGGCAGATAAGTTTGATCTTGCGTGCCGTATCTGGTGTAAACCTCAACATCACGGAAGTTGAAATCATTGGCGTCATATTCCTGAGTCGGGTCGGCATCTTCACGCACCAGTGGCGTGTTATTGAAATAGATGTCTTTCAGCAGCGCTCTGTTGTAATTCGTTGTATCTCTGCTGTAAGTGCGGGCCGATGGGAAACCTTCAATCTCGCCTTCACCGATCAGGTCAATAATCCTGGCAATTTGTGTCGAGTCGAGATTATCTGGCGCGACATTGGCCGATCCAGCGCCGCCGCCACCGCCTTTGCCGCCGCCACCGCCGCCGCCGCCAGCAATCAGGTCAGTCATCAATCAACCACCTCAACCTTGTCACTGGTCAAGCCAGCCGAGATGACGACGCTGCCAACCAGCACCTCGCCGTAAATGATCGGTACAGGCACACCCGAGCGCGACACGTTCTGGATGCCAGAGAAACTGTACGATTTCTTTGGATCTGCGTCTGTATCGTTGCCGGCGCCAAGCTGCGGCACGGGTGATAGCAACGACGCAACGCCGCTCAACGTAAGGCTCAAACCAATACCTACACCGATTGAAACCGCCTGCGATCCAAGCGTGAACGCCCCGGCCAGCGCAGCACCAGGGGCGAACAGCAATGACAACGCCACAAGTGCAATGCCACCTAGGATCTTGCCGACATCACCAGCGCCGATCAGAACAGGCACAATGCGGATCACATCAGCAGAGCCGATAGGCATGTGCAACTGTTGCGGCTCATCACCGATCGAGAGTTGAATCTTGCCTGCGCTCACCTTGTATTCACGCTCAGCCATGTGCGCCTGCAGGCCAGGAAAATTAGCCACAAGGAACCGCACAGCCTCTGCCGGTGTGCTCACCGCTGCCCTGAAGCTGCGCTGCCCTAGGAACTTCGCCAGGCTGCCGTAGACCTTGATCAATCGCATCACGGGCACCTGCTTGAGTGCCGGAGCGCACGCCCGGTGTTCTTCAGATAATAGCTGCCGAGCAAGTCGCGTGAACTAAGCCGCCCGCGAATGTGGTGCAGGATCATCTGATCGCCAACGTAGACCGCAACGTGGTTCAGGCCCCTTGCGCCATCGAGTGACATCAGCAGCGCATCACCAACCTGCAACCGCTCAACATCCACCTCAACAAACCCAGCCTCGCCCCAGCAGCGATCGAACATGGGGTCTTCGTTGAACTGCTGCATCACCTCCGGCCGCTCCCAATCTGGGAGGTGCAATGCAAAATTCTCGGCGTACCAGTCACGCACCAGCGTCCAGCAATCGCTCACGCCCCACACCCACTGCCGCCCGATCAGCGGCGCCTTGAATCCACTCGGTTCGCAGGTCTCCCATTGCAGCGTGCCAGGGTTGACGATGTGCCACGGCAGACCGCTGCGCTCACAGGCCATCCTGTCGGCATCGCTTGGTGTTGCGGGTGTGCGCGGATGGCTATGCACCACACCAACCACCTCTCCTGCATCCTCAGCTTCGGCGTAATCTTCAGGGCTGAGCACAAAGAAGTCCTGTGGCGTCTGCGCCAGGTTGCGGCATGGCCAATACCGCTTACGGCCTTTGACCACCACCAGCAGGCCACACGCCTCTTTTGGTGCTTCCGCCAGCGCGTGCTCAACTGCAGCCTTCTGCCACTTCATCATCCGTAGAACCCTCCAACGCCAGGGAATCCCCCGAACGGTAGCTGTGCATTCTCGCCAAATCTTTTGCGGCAACTGCTGAGCCGCTTACCGCAGACATCATTCAATGCGTCAACAGTGCCGGTGATAATTCGTGGCTCGATGGCGGTGCTGTAACCAGAAGCCCATAACGGGGTTGTGGTGCCGCCGTGATACAGCACCAAGTTGGCGTCGTTCTGTTGCGTCAGGTAGTTAGTTGAATAGCCGCTGGCTGTCCGCAGGTAGTAGACCGCTGCCACGCTGGTGAAGGTGCCCAAGGTACCGGGGTTGACGACAGGGTCACCGTTGCGCCATGGGTTGTTGCTGCTGACGGTTACCTGCGCGTTGAAGTATTCGTTCACGCGCCACATGCCCGTCGATGAGCTGACGGTCGCCTTGGCCATTGGCTTCAGGTTCGGGTCGCCATAGTCATTGTTGATCGTTGGCGTGCCCTGCGTCCATGAATAGTTGACAGTCCGGCCAAGCGCCGTAAACGCATTCTTGTAGTTTTGCGGCAGCTCATAAGATGTGGCCGTGTAGCTCAACGTGATGGTCTTGGTGCCAACGGTGAACAGCTTTGTCGCCGTGCGTGTCTGCCCCGCGTAGGTGTCAGCATTGCCAAGCACCTCGTAGAAGAATGCCCCAGCGCGGCCGGTGTTAACCGTGCTCTCAAGTCGCCAGTCCATGTGCCTAACAGCCGTTGGCGTACCCAGCAGCGCCGTGTTTGTAGCCCAGATTGCCGTGCCATTGCTGCGATATATGACCAAATTGCCATCAGCTTGCATCACCAGCCGGTAAGCATCAGAACCGACCGTGTTCGAAGCCCATCGTGCGTTGCCGCTTGGGTTGTCCTTGGCGTAGGTGACCAGATTTCCGTCAGCCTGCAACGTGGTCCTGAACCAGCGGTTTGCTGATGTGAGCGATTGGCCAATGAACAAGCTGCTGCCAGCGCTCAAGGTTGCAGTGCCAGCCGCAAAATTGGTTGCAGGACTTGTCGCTAGCGCATTGTCGTTCTCATCAAAGTAGTTAGTCCCGGTGTAGCCACACTCAGAACCGCGATACTCCCACGGGCAGGCAGTGGCCAATGCAATGCGCTTGGGGGCACGCACACCAGCCAGATCAAACGCAGCCGTCAGCTCAAATTCAACGAAGTCACGTGTCTCAGAGACTTTACGGTCAACGTAATAAACCTCACGTGGCATCTCAGCGGTCGGGTCTGGCGTGCCGTATGGGTTGGCGCCACCCTCAAAGTTATTGGCATCAAGGAACCGGCTCAGCGTGCGGATCCGCGTAAACTTTGCACCGGTCAAATCGTTGCCCACTGTGTAGGCGTTGACGTCCAGCAAGATCAGTGAAATCGAGCCGAACAGATTTGACACCCTGACCTTCGGTCGTGGCAGTTGCCCGTTGCCGCTGTACTCAAACCCACCCACCTCGATCGGGAAGGCCATGTAATTGTTGCCGCCCCAATAGACATCGCCTTTTGTCAGCGTGCCATTGACGCCATTGTGGAACCGGTAAATCGTATTGCTGCCATGGATCTTTTGGATCAGCTCAAGTTCAAACAGCTCGATGATCGCCGCAGGGTTTGAACTGATTAACTCCCGGAATAGTTCGCCGCTCATGGTTCAAACACTTGTGTGAATGTTGCGGTGATCGTCGCCCGGTTCAGGTATGGAATCACTTTGGTCCACTGCTGGCAGATCCACTTACCGGTGCTGCCGTCTGGCGTGGTCCAATCAAACGACTCAGCGCCAGCGCGTGCCTCTAGGAATGTCTCGATCGTGTCTGCGTTGGTCTCGGTAATGTTCTGCCATGTCAGGTCCCACTGCTTTGGATCCTGGTTCAGGCCATACCGCAACCGTTGCGCGTAGCCATCACCAAACTGCACGTTACGAACCCGTGGCTGACTGGTCTTCTGTGCGCCATACGATGGCGTGATCGCTGGGAATGTAGCCATTAGGCGAGCAATCCTCCTGGTCGCTTCTGTTTGATCAATTCTGCTTGCACAGCATTTGCCACGACGCGGCCAAGCTGAGCACCTTGCCCTTGGTCGCCTTGCACTTTACTGCCAGTTGCATCAACGTTGACTACCACGTTGACGCCACCGCCAAAACTGCCGGTCGGCGCAATCCCGCCGCTACGCCCTGGCATGAACAGCTCAGGGCCACGCTCGCCGACAAGATACGGCTGCCCAGCACGGACGCTGCCGCCGTTGGCGCGGAACGATAGGCCCAATCCGGCTGTGCTAAATGGCGTTGCCGTGAAATCGCCCGACAGCATTGATGTGCTCAACGCACTGCCGCTAACGCCTGAATACGAAAGCCCGCCAGCCTTAGGGCCAAACAAGTTGCCAATAGCGCTGATGGCTTTGTTAATGATGTAAATCTGAATCAGTTGCTTTGCAATATCAACCAAAACACCTGATGCAATTCGACGTAGGCTGGCGCTAAAGTTCTCACTGCCTTGAATCAATGCATCAAAGGCTGATGTCATGCCTTGACCGATGGTGACAGCAACGCCATCAGCAAGTTCCTTATGCAGCCTTTGTCCGTCAGTTAACTCAGCCTGCAAGTTGATTTGCCGTTCAAGTGCAGCAATCTGGTTTGCGGCACTTTCTTGTTGCAGCTCATTTAACTCACGCTGCATCTCCCGTTGATTGGCAACTAACGCTGTATTGCCTTCGTAAATAATTGCCTCTTGCGCTCTGATGTCTTTCTCCTTGGCCAACTCTTGCGCGTAC